CAAGAATTAGTAGGACGTATGTTTGGATCATATATTGAATTTAAATGGAACACGACTACAAAAGAACTTACGATGCTACAAAGACCACGCACACAAGAAACGCTATTATTATTTTGTTATAATTATAGAGCAGATGAAAACTTATTATCAGATTATCTTGCAAGTCAGTGGATTAAAGATTATACACTAGCAACATGTAAATTTATGTTAGGCGAAGCACGTAGTAAATTTGCACAAATTGCAGGCCCACAAGGTGGTAGTTCACTTAACGGTGATGCACTTAAAGCAGAAGCACAATCAGAATTAGAAAAACTTGAAATGGAAGTATCACAACAAGTATCCGGCGGAGCAGGATACGGATTCTTGATTGGTTAATGGATCAAGATGAACTTAAAGAAGCCTATAGGCTTTTTTGGTTAGTCAAAGGACATCTCAATACAACCGAACAAACAGTACTAAGTTCAGCAAATAGTTATTTTAAAAGACTTTGGGTTGCAGGTAGCAATGGTGCGCCATTGTACGAGTACGAAGAAGGCTTTGAAAAAGAATATCAAAAAGTACTTGACAAACAACATAATAGATAGTATTATTATACTATGCATTATGAAACAACACCTTTATTCTCTACACCTCTTCTAAAGTCACACTTAGGACCATTAGATCCTATTACACTTGCATGGCTCAAGCGTTTAGATTATCCAAATAGCGCAGTTGCTCAGTATGGTAACGAAGATCATTTGCCTGAGTCAGAAAGAGGATTTGATGTATTAAGCCAACCAAAGTTATTGAATTTACAAATTTTAATTAAACGTGCAGTAGATTATTTTGCTTATACAGTACTAGATGTTATTGACGATGTTGAATTTCAACTTACTACTAGTTGGATTAATAAAATGAACACTGGTAGTGATATAGAATTACACAATCATGCTAATGCTGTAATTAGTGGAGTATATTATCCTGATGTAGGACCAACTAGTAATCCTCTTACGTTTAAAAAGAACAGGCAACACTTGAACAGTTTTCCTGAACATATACGTCCAGATACAAAACAAAACTGGAGTCAATATACTTCAGGTGAATGGACAGTAAAACCAATGACAGGTGACGTATTAATCTTCCCTAGCCATTTAGAACATACAGTTGCTAAGAGTTTGGATAAACAAGATAGATATAGTTTGGCTTTTAATTATTTTCCAAAAGGAAGAATAGGACAAAATTCAGTTAGGACTTTTATATGAAATATCAAACCACACCGTTATTTTCAATTCCGTTATTTTATGCAAATATAGGATCAGTTAATGCTGAAACAATGACATGGATTGAAAACTTAGATTATCCAGACGAAGCGGCTGGACATGATCATACTTCAGACAAATATATTTTAAATAGTCCTCAACTATCGTCACTTAAAGAACAAATTCAAAATGCTTGTAATGTGTTTACAAAAGAAGAATTAAAAATAAATGATGATGTAGAATTTGAAATGCAAAATAGTTGGATTAATAGACATGTAAAGGATGAACAAAATACTCTACACTGGCACAGCAATGCTATGTTAAGTGGAGTATATTATATACAAAATGAACCAGATGCTGGAGATATTGTATTTCAAAAGTCACATTTATACTATAACTTATTTCATGACACAGTAAGGGTATCTTTTAAAGAACCTACACAATACAATACGAACGAATTTTATGTATCACCTAGGTCAGGCGATCTAGTGTTATTTCCAAGTCATTTGGAACATATGGTTACCCCAAATCTAACAACAACTCCACGATACAGTTTAGCATTTAATTTCTTTGCTAGGGGGACTGTCGGCGGCGGAACATCGGAACTTAAATTATGATTATAGGAATATGCGGCCTTATAGGCTGTGGCAAAGGAACAGTCGGCGACATACTAGTTGAAGAATATGGATTTACAAAACTTAGTTTTGCTGATAAATTAAAAGATGGTGTAGCAACAGTATTCAATTGGGATCGTGCTATGCTTGAAGGAGATACTGTAGAAAGCAGAGAATGGCGAGAAACACAAGATGACTTTTGGTCTAGAGAAACAGGACGCACAATTACTCCTAGACTAGTATTACAAGAGTTTGGCACTGACTGTATGCGACATGGATTTGATGACAGCATTTGGGTAAGTTTAGTTAAACAAGAACTTGTAAAATATCCTAAAAAGAACTTTGTTATTCCTGACGTAAGATTTCCTAATGAAGCAAATATGATTAAGAGCATACACGGCGAAGTATGGCGTGTAAGACGTGGACAAGATCCTGTATGGATGCGTATGTATCAAGACATTGGTGTTGAACCTAAAGATGTACATGAGTCTGAATGGCGCTGGGCAAACGTTGATTTTAATAATATTATATACAACGACTTAGGTATTGACGAACTTAAAAGTCAGGTAAAAGGTCTCCTTGTTTCCAACGAACACCTTGTTTCTGCATAATACGTTGACAGTTAGCACATATAGTTTTTAAATTTAATACTGAACAATTATCTAAGTTGCCGTCAATATGGTAAACATTGAACTGTTCAGGATGATTACTTTTAAACCCACACTTCTCACAACTGTCTTTTTTTGTATACCCACGTTGTTTCCATTTAGGAATACCATGTCTAGGACCATTACGTAAACATGTTTCGCACTTTTTTCGATAGTACGTTTTTCCGGCTTTCTTATAGTTTATAGCCGCAGGTCGTAGTTTACAATCACATAAAGGTCTCATACTGTATTTACCACACCTTTTTGGTGCCTTTTTCTGGTACTATTATAGGCAATTTAATTTCAATTCATATAAATACTACGAACACTTTTATTAAGGAGAAACACAATGGCATTATCATCACCAGGTGTTGAGGTTAAAGTAATAGACGAAAGTTTTTACACGCCCAGCGAACCAGGCACCGTACCAATGATATTTGTTGCTACCGCACAAGATAAACAAAATGGCGGCGGGACTGGAACAGCACCAGGAACAACAGCGGCAAATGCAGGTAAACCTTACTTGGTTACCTCACAAAGAGATTTAGTAGAAACATTCGGCGAACCAAAATTTTATACGGATACCAACAACAATCCGATACATGCAGGTGAACTTAATGAATATGGACTACAAGCGGCTTACTCACTATTAGGTGTAAGTAACAGAGCATATGTAGTTAGAGCAGGCATTGACCTAAGTGGGTTAACAGCAAGTGCAGAGGCTCCAACAAGTAACCCAACGAATGGCACATATTGGGTAGATACAGCAAGTAATGTATATGGTATCTTTGAATGGAATTCAGCAGGAGCAGAAACGCTCGGCGGACAATCGTTTGGATATAAAAAGCCATTAGTAATTACAGATGCAACTAGACTATTTGGCGAAGTTGCAACAGGCGCACCAAAAACGTCAGTAGGCGGAGTAGGCGAATATGCTATTACAGCGGCAAGTACACTACACAAACTATACTACAAAAATGAAAGTGGTACATGGGTTGAAGTAGGAACTGGCGCATGGAAAGCAAGTTGGGCTACAACATCAGGTGTTGCTGGTTCAACAACAACTTCAGGTTTGACTTTTACTCTTAACAGTACAACAGTAACAGCAAACGCAACAGACGCAACAGCATTGGCGGCAGTAATTAATGGTTTAGGCATTAGTGGTGTTACAGCAACAGTTGAAGCGGCTAACGATATATTAAGATTACACTCAACAGGTGTTAACATTGTACTAGCAGAAGGCACAGGCGCACTAGGCGACATGGGTCTTGTAGCAGGAACATATGCGGCACCAGCGTTGAATATTGCTCCTCATACAAGTGTTCCCGAGTTTGGTGCAAGCGATACAACTCCACGTCCAACAGGAAGTGTTTGGGCAAAGACTACTACACCAAATAAAGGTGCTAAATGGGCAATCAAAGTTTGGAATGATGCAACTAAATTATGGGACTTAAAAGATGTTCCAATTTTTAGTTCAAACCAAGCGGCTCTAGCAACACTTGATAAAGCAGGCGGCGGTTTAAATCTTGCAACATCAAGTCTTTATATTAAATCAAACGATGCTGAAGCATCTGATTTAGTAGGAAACTTTAAAGTGTACAAACGCAATTCAACAGGTGCAACAAGTATTACTTCAAGTGCAGTAACTACACAAGCATCTAGTGGTACAGCATCATTTACTCTTCAAGAGTCAATTGTAGGCAGTGCAACACTAGGAAGTGCAGTAACAATTTCACAGGCAGTTGATGGTGATGCAGGTGATGCTGATCATATTGCAGGTGCAATTAACTCAGCAGGACTTACAAATGTAAGTGCAAGTGTTGACTCACAAAACAGAGTTGTAATTTCACACTCAAAAGGTGGTGATTTTAGAATTGCTGACACAAGTGGTCACTTAGCAGAAATTGGTTTTAGTACAACAGATACTGCAAACTTATATACTGCACCAGCAGGTGATACAAGTGCAGACTTTATTGCAACTAACTGGAAAGTTTTATCAGCAACTAATAGTTCAAGTGCTCCAACTGCTTTAGCAGTAGACGGAACATTATGGTACAATAGTATTGTTGACGAAGCAGACATTATGGTACACAATGGTACAACTTGGGTAGGTTATCAAGATACGTCTAGTCCGTACTTTGCGAATGCGGCAGGTGATAAAACTGATCCAAACGGACCAATTGTAAGTGCAACAGAACCAGTAGCGGCAACAGGACAATCAGATGGAACAGCATTGAAAGATGGTGACCTTTGGATTAACACTACAAATATTGACAAGTATCCAGAAATTTATCGCTGGTCACATGCTAAACAAATTTGGGTGTTATTAGATTCAAGTGATCAAACAACATCAGATGGTGTATTGTTTGGTGATGCACGTTGGTCAACAGCAGGTTCACTTAGTAAAGAAGCAACTATTGTAGATTTACTAGCAAGTAACTTCTTAGATCCAGATGCTCCAGATCCAGCATTGTATCCAAAAGGTATGATTTTATTTAACACACGCAGAAGCGGATTTAATGTTAAGAAATTTGTACGTAACTATATTGATACAACAGGTGAAAACGGACGTCAAGCAGATGCATTAATGAATTCTTACTATCCACACAGATGGGTAACTGAGTCAGCAAATAATGCAGACGGTTCAGGTAAGTTTGGTCAATCAGCACAGAGAGCAGTTGTTGTACAAGCAATGCAATCAATGATTAACAGCAACCAAGACATTCGAGATGATGAATCAAGAGTGTTTAACTTAATGGCGGCACCAGGGTATCCAGAACTAATTGGCGAAATGATTTCACTAAACTATGACAGAGGCTTAACAGCATTTGTTGTAGGTGATTCACCAGCAACACTAGATTCAAGTGCTACATCAATTAACGAATGGGGCACAAACGTTGCTCTTGCAGTTGAAGATAACAGCGACGGTCTAGTAAGTAGAGATGAATACTTAGGTGTTTACTACCCATGGGGCTTCACAAGTGATAACGCAGGTAACAACGTTGTTGTTCCGCCAAGTCACATGATGCTAAGAACTATTGCACTAAGCGATCAAGTATCGTTTCCATGGTTTGCTC